CGATACGCCGCTCCGTGGGCTGGAAAGCATCTTAGGCTCTGCCGGAGAAAAACCGTTTTCGATGTTGATTCTGGGCGAGCCAATGGACAAGGCTGAGCGCGAGGAACAAAAACAGCTGTACGAATCGCTTGCTACCCAGTTATCGAAGTTCGTTAATCTCAGCTTCAGCCAGCAGCAAGGTAACACGACTGGCGGTGGGAGCTCTATGAGCGAGAATTACGCTCTGACCCTCCTTAAAAACCTCGGAGTCACCGAGGGTACTACGGTGACGAAAGGGGATAGTGAGGGAGACACGACGAGAGACAATCCGAACAAGATGTCTCCTGCTTTAGAAGGCGTCTTTGCGGCAGGCAAGATGCTTGCGGCAATCAACGGAAATATGATGGCACTCTGGGCCATGAACGGGGTACAGGACGTGTTCCGCGGCCACCCGGATCAGATGACGGATCGGAGCACCGGCAGGACAAACCAAGTATCTCATTCGCGCCAGACGAATGAGAGCACGGGCGCGAATGCTAATTGGGGGACGCAACTGGGGACTAACATGAGTTTTTCAGCTAACGAGGGCTTTTCGGCTCAATATTCCGTGGTCAACCATGCGGCAAAAAGCCTGTACGACAAGATTGTTCGCACGCTGGAATGGATGGCTCAAAACGAGAATTACGGAATGTTCAAAACCTGCGCATATGTACTTTCCGCCAGCGCCAGCACGGGTACCGGTGCCTGTCCCGCCAGCGCCGCCGGGAGCGCTGTAGGCCGCTCCGGCTCCGCCGCCGCCGCCAGTTCCTGTGGCGTATTGGCTCCCGGACCCGGTTGTGCTTCCTTTTCCTCCGGTTCCTCCATTATTGGGTCCGGCGGAAGAACCGTTTTCACCCGTCACACCCTCCGATGTCGTGGGGGCGCCGCCGGCGCCGCCGCCGGAACCGTCTTGTCCTTCCTCGCCCTGAGTTCCGTAGATGGTTCCCGCCACAAGGTCCTGATACCCAGACGCGCTGGGAGACCCCGAGGCGCTGGAGTATGTGGCCCCGTTGACCTTCAGTGTCGTGTCCCCTCCAGCGCTTCCCGCGCCGCCGTTGGACGCCCCGCCGGAACCTCCGGCCCCGATGGAGGCCGTAATGGTCTTGATGGAAGAGCCCGTGATGTCGAAGACGGCGATTTTCCCGCCGGAACCGCCGGAGCCCTTTTTGCCTCCGGACCAGCCACGTCCAGGTGCGCCCTTGGTGATGGTTGGGTTATAGGAGCCGGATGAGCTGGAGGCGGATGTGTTGGAGCCCGCTCCTCCGTTCTCTCCGTTGGCGCCCCCGGTTCCTCCCGTCCCTCCGCCGATCAGGATTGCACGGACCTGGGTCACGCCGTCCGGCAAGGTGACGGTTCCAGAGGAGGTTATCAGCAGGTGCTTGTCCAGGAGAATGGTGTTTTGGGGCCGGGTATAGCCCACCAGGGCCTTCACGTCCCCCCGGAGGATGCCGGAGGCCGCTATGTCGATGCTCTCCACACACGCCTTGACAGTATTTTTGTTGTACGGGTGATAGATGTTCAGCATATTCCCGGCGGTCTGTGTTCCCAGGACAACGCCGCACTGGATGGTCTCCAGGCAGCGGTAATACGCCGCCGCGCGGTCCGCCGCCGAACCGGAGTTCACCACGGAAACCAACGTGGCGTCGGAAATGGACTTCATGTTCTCCGCCGCCCCGGAGGCGACGGTCCGGGTGACCTGCCGGGTGTTGTGGATATACTTCCGCCCCGTCAGGACCCCGGTTCCGCCGGAGAGCTTCGCGTAATTGGCGTTGCTCTCCTGGATGGTGAAGCCCGTGGCTTTCAGGCCGTACACGGGTTCGGAGAAGGTGATGATATCCCCGGCGGAAGCCGTCCCTTCAAACAGTTTGGTTTCTTCCCCGCCCTGCATGTATTGGTGTTCCGTCACCACGACGGAGGACACGGGGGCCCCGTATTTGACGCTGGCCCCGCTGAAAATAGAGCCGCTTCCGATGCTGCCCGCCACGGTGTTGGAAAGAGGTTCTATAATGAGGCCCCCATTCGCGTTGCTCCGGACGGAGCAGCCCAGGGCAAAGAGCGCCTGGCAGAGGTTGTCCCGGGCGGACCGCTCCGGCGGCTTGGCGTAGGGAAGCCAGCCGTACAGGGGCACGGTCTTGAAGCTGGCTTTTAAGGTAAAGGAAATGTTTCCCACAATCTCCCGAATCACCGTCTCCGCCGTCTGCCCGGTGTAGATGCCGCCCTTGTGGAGGCGGTCCATCAAAAGCCCAATGGCGGAGGTCCCCGTCAGGCGGTATTTGTTCGGTCCCTCCCGTTCCACGGACTGGATATAGGCCAGGAATCGCTGCACGTCCCGGTGGTAGTACCGGAGCGGCGTGTTTTTCGTGAAACTGGTGATAGTCCGGTCCGTGGTCTTCACCACCGCCGTGAAGGTGTCGGCCTCCAGCAGATTAGAAAGCGGGCTCGACGCCGTATGTATGGAGATGGACGCAATAGCGTCGTGGTTAAAAGTCCACTTGGAGTATACGATTTTATTCCGCATTGCCGTCTCCTTACGGTGCCGCCCGCTGTGGCTTCTTGGCCCGGATGGTCAGGCTCAGGTTCCCCCACCACGTCCCGTCGTCCATGGGAATCAGTTCATCCTTTCCGGACTGGATCATAGCCGTGAAGCTGAGGGTCCCCGCGCCATAGGGCATTTCCACCGTGTGACTGTTCACCGGAGCGGAGAGGGTTTCAAAAAGGGCGTCGTATTCGTTTTCCAGGAGGTCGGAGACCGAAAGCACAAGGTCATAGTCGTAATAGGTGCCTATCAGGTCTCGTTCGTGGTCTCCGGACAGCATGTCATCCGCAAGGGGCCCGTCCGGTATCCGGAAAGACCGATGGAGCTCTTCTACTCCTACGCCGGAATACTCCTTGCCGTCGATTTTAAACAGGGAAGGCATGAAATCACTCCTTTCAAACGCCGGGGCCAAGCCTGTGTTCGTCGTCTTTGATAATGGGGTTCAGGACCCGGCCCAGCTGAGCTATATCTCCTTGAAATTGCATTGTCCAGTTAGGGCGAAGAATAATGGGCGCTTGCCGGTTTCCGGAATCGCCGCCTCCGCCGGAAACGGGAGGAGGAGCGGAGTATCCCGCAGCCGGGGCCATGGATGCGTTTGCCAGGGCGACCCGGCTTTCTACGTTGGGGATTGCGCTCTCCAGGGCCCGGACGGTTGCCGCGCGGGAGAAGGTTCCCGCGGTAATGCTGGCCCCGTCTTCTCCGTCGTTCCCGTCGGTTTCGTTCGCTGGCATTGCCGCCATGCGGGGGCGGGGGCGGGGGCGGGGTGCGCCGCCGGAGTGCGCCGCCGGAGGGGTTCCCACCAGATGGGATTTCAATATCTCCAACAGAAGAACTGACCCCAAACAGTTTCCCAAACCATTCTATAAGGGAACTTATTTTTTCAATTAGCCACTGGATTCCCTCGCCGATTGCGTCAAAAAGCGCTGACATTGCGTTTCTGAAATCTTCGCTTGCGAGAGTGAGGGAAACGATCGCCGCAATAACGGTAGCAATAACCGTGGCAATCAAGACAAACGGATTTGCGTTCATAACTGCTTTTAGAGCGGCCTGCGCAATCGTCTGCCCTTCGGTAGCCGCAGTAAGCATTTGGATAACCTTTGCCACCGCGCTTGCCGCCTGATAGGCCATTGTGGCAGTTTTTAGCGTAACAAACGCCACCGCAGCAGCAGTTACAACGGAATCAAGGTTTTCAAATAAGCCGGATAAGAATGGAATTTTTTCTGCAAGGGCTTGTCCTATGGAATCTATTGACTGATGTACTGCGTCCATAACGACATCCAGCAAATCCGGCAACGCAGTTGCAAGCCCCTGAATGAGAAGCCCTGCTGCTTGAATGAGGGGAGGGAGAAGTGCTTCCATCATCCCAGGCAACTTTTCGGCGATAACAGGCGCAAGTTTTGTAACCAGTTCCCCTATCCCTGACAATATGACTTCTAGTCTGGGAATCAGGTTGTTTAACGCAGTTTCGACGCTGCTGACAAAATTCTCTATCAGAACATCTGTGTTTGCGTTTTCGTCCCCCATACCAGTTATGAGGTTTTCCCAGGCGCTCTTCATGGCGTTTATGCTGCCCTGAATAGTTTCACTGGCTTCCTGGGCGGTGGTGCCTGCGATGCCCATTCGCTCCTGGACAACATGGATAGCCTCGATGATTTTGTCAAAGGAGACTTGATTTACCGTTTGAGCGGTGACTTGCATGGTATCGCCCAGGACGCCGCTGTCGTTGATGAGCCGGGCCATTTCCGCCTGGGTACCGCCGTAGCCAAGTTTGAGATTGTCAAGCATCGTATAGTTTTGCTTGGCAAACCCTTGATAGGCATATTGGATGGATGCCATATCGGTGCCCATTTTGTTGGCGTTGTCCGCCATGTCGACGATGGCCTTGTCCGCGATTTGAGCCGCCGCCTCCGTGTCTCCGCCCAAGCCCTGCAAAAGGCTGGCAGAAAAGCTGGTGACGGTGTCCATGTACTCATTTGCAGACAGCCCAGCTGTTTTGTAGGCGTTGTTGGCGTACTCCATCACCGTGGCGCTGGAGGTTTTGAACAGCGTTTCAACGCCGCCCGCCAGCTGCTCATAGTCTGAATAGGCCGAAATGGCGGATTGCGCCAGCTTGCCTACCGCAACGGTTCCGGCAGTTGCCGCAGCGGTCGCCGCGCCAATAGCCGCCGTTGCTCCGGTAAGCCCCGCTTTTGCAACGCTGCTCAGCTTAGAAAGCCCGGATTTAAACTCCTTTTCATCAATTTCCGCGCCGATCTTTACGGTGCCGTCATTTGCCATGCGCTCACCTCCTGCATCTGAAAATATCGAAAAAATCTCTTGACATAGTGCATTACCTATGCTATAATGAGTTTATCCTAAAGAAAGGGGGCCGACCACATGCCAAGCGAAACCGAGATTAAACGTATGGATTTGGCAATGCTCTATGAACTCCGGTTGATTTTTACAGAGGGTGAAAAAGAAAATTACACCAAAACCGAGATTGTGGAGCTGTTGGACCAAATCGCTATCAGCAAGAAGTAGCCGGGGAAGGGGCCGGGGATCCGGCCCCCTTTTCCAAAAGGAGGGAATCACTATAGCAGAGAAAAAGGAAACGCCGCAGGAACGTTATCATAAAGCGCACACGACAAGCATCACAATACGTTTTATGAATAACACGGAGGCCGATTTGCTGAAAAAGCTCGGAAGCGTCCCCAATAAAGCGGGTTATATCAAGGCTCTAATAAGAGCTGATATAGGGAAATGAGAATCTCGGATATCTCAATATGATGGTTTCAAGGTTTTTTCTCACGCGCCTCCGCCGCCTGGCGCTCCGCCTCAGCGAAACGCCGCTTGACATAATCGCGCATATCCTTCTCTGTCCGGTACACCGCCTTTTCTCCCAGGCTGTACCGGGCTTTCTGTTCCTGATAAAACCGTTTCTGACTTTTCGGCACGTCCTTCAAGTCAATGGTCCTATACCGCATGATCCGGCAAAACTCGCAATCCTCCGGCAGGGCCTTGAACAGCGCCTTGAAGGTCCACCAGTGGAGGCGGGCCGTGGTCAAGTCGATGTCATAGGCCCCCATGAAGGCGGCGAAAATGTATTCGCTGTCCTTCTCGAAGTCGAATGCGGCGGGCCGGTTCTTCTGCCCGGCCACGGCCTTTTCCGTGGAAGCCGCCGTGTAGAAGTTCAGCATAGCCTCCAGGGCTTCCTCCCCCGGCGGGAGGCCCATTTGCTCCATAAAGGCGCACAGGCGCTCCGCCTTTTCACCGTCCGTCCCCTTTTCCGTCATGGCGGCTTGAAACTGCACCCACGCCCGGAAATCCGTGTCAATGGGGTATTCCAGGCCGCCGACGGTCAGGGATTCCGGCGGGGCATGATAGAGGCTCACTTCTTATAGGCGGCAGAGAGGGCGGGAATTGCCGCGAACAGCTTTTGAACCTCGGGACGGTTCAAGACCTCCCGCAGTTCCACCATCTGCGCGTCGTTCTTGGCTTTTCGGGCCGGGGCGGCGTAGGCCGCGATTATGTCCGTACAGGCGGCAGTCAGCTCGTTGGTGTCGGCCTCCTCCAGGGAGGGGAACGCGCCGGGGGCAAAGCCCTCCACAAAGGCGTGCATACGCTCCACCACTTCGCGGCGGGTCATGCGTTTGGCCTTGTATTCTGCGTCCAGGCTTCCAACTTCCTCGATTTGTTCATCCACCGCCAGCGTCCGGGCGGGCAGGTCGTAGGACTTGCCCAGGATAGTCACCTTGTAATTCATGTTCGCTCCTCCTTAAACTCCGGCGCTGCCGCCGTTGTAGGTGTACTCGGTGGGCTTGGTGCCCACGCTTCGCAGATCAATGGAAATGGCGGAGTTTTCCCCGGCGTTGCCGCCGCCGTCGCTGTTGACGATGATGGAGGCGGTGCCCTTTTCCCCCTTGCCGGTCAAGACAGAGAAGTAGACGTAAGGCACAATGACTTTCTGCCCCACGCCGTAGGCGATGTCCAGGCTGAAACAGAAGTCCTGGAAGGGGTCGCCAATGTAGCGGTCTCCAGAAATCGCAAATGTTCGCTGAGTGCCGGTCTTGGTGGTGCTGGTGCCGGTGCGGATATACTGCTTATCCTGAGTTACCGGATTCATCTGCGGGTCGAGACCGCCAATGCCCAGTTGGACGACGGTGTAGTCCCTTTCCGTGGCGTTTTCCGCCAAATTGATACCGACGGCAAGAACCCAATCGTCGTTGGTGGCGAACCCCTCGAAGGTGTTGGAGGGCGTATAGCCTACCATAAGTTCAGAAACTTTCATCTTTTCACTCCTTTACTTGTAATACCGCACCCGGCATTGACAAATATATTTCGCCACGTTTCCGGCGGCGTTTACCCCCGCCAGGTTCGGCATGTTCTGTAGATTCTCAATGGAGAGGACCTTGCAGCCCTCGAAGTCCGGGAAGTTCCGGGCTTTCCGCTGCTGGTCAATCCACTCCATAAACTTCTGGGCCTCCTGCATCTGCTCCGCGTTGACGGAGCTGGTGCCGGGGTCCTGGGGGACCATGGAAACCACCGCGAAGTCATACCGCTTAATGCCGTGGCCCCCTATATAGCGCTTTTCCCACTCGCTGCTGTACACCGTCTGCACGCTGATGTTCCCCAGCTTATCTGTTACGGAGTTGAAGCGGAGGAACGCGTCCAGGCCGGGGTACTTGGCGAGATAGTCCAGCATAGCTTGGTGCTTATTGTCCATTTACTTTTTCCTCAGATAATCCGTGATGTCCTTGCAAAGTTCGTCCCCCTTTGAAACCATCATGGCCTTTTCCCAATGGGAGGTGGCCAGGGGGTGTTGGTCCTTGCTGTAATTCAAATCTTTACTGGTTGCGTGCTTGGATTCGCTCCGGCGGGCCCATGTGCTGCCCCGGTCGTCCACAAACACCTTGCCGTTCCAGATGAAGTGTGCGTAAGGGGATTTGTAGTGAACACAATCCGGCTTGATGTCCACGGTTTGGTCCAGCGTGCCGCTGTCCATGGGGACGAATGGAGACATGAAGATGTGGAGGCGGTCATGGACATAGGTCATGGTCTCGTCGTCGAAAATCCGGTTTAAAATCTCTTTGGGAGCTTTGTTCCACTTGATTTCCATGCTATTTCCCCTCAAGCCGGTAGTGGTCCAGATACCCGGACCCGGTGTTGTCCTGAAACAGCCGCACTTCAAAAGCATCCGGGCGGTACTTGTTGACCACACTCTGCACAGTCTCCGCCGTCACTTCCTCGGTGATTTCGCCCTTGAGGACGTAATCACCCGGGGAAAAGGTAAAGCCCTCCATGGTGTTCTTCCAAGCGCTGTAGGGCCGGTATTCGCTGGAGGGCGGAACCCGGACAAGGTAGTCCGCCCCTTCGTTTGCTTCCGCCCCCTCGCTGACCCGCCCGGACTGTGACCGGGTTTCTGTCTGCTTCCAGGCGCATTGCTTGAGCACGGTCTTCTTCCAGGTGTCCAAGTGGTCAGGGCTGTCCAGCCCATCCCGTTTGTTCAGGACGGTGACGGTATGACGAAAAGCAAGAAGCTGTTTCACGTTGAACATCAGCGAATCACCACACTTACAAGTTCAATGGGGAGAATTTCCACAACCTGGTCATATACGGAGGACATAATTTCAGATTCCGTCCTCACTGGCTTGCTCAGGCTGACCGAAACGCCGTCGTTGCTGAAGCTGGAGGCAGTCCCAGCCTGATTCTCTTGAACTTCCGCCAGGGCATCCACAATCAGCGTCATGCAAAGTTGAACGTCGCAGTTGGCGTTTTGAATGCGGTTCTGAGTCCAGTAGTCCAGCTTCTTCCGCGCCAGACGTTCCAGCCGGGGGAAAGCGGAAATCTCCGCTTTTCCCCCATTAGCCTGATACTGATTGAACGTGAGGTACTGGATCATACCGACGCCTTACGGGCCGCGCGGGCGGTTTCAGTCCCGGATCCGCTGCCGAATTTCACAACAGCGATCGTCAACCATGCGGCTGACCATTCGCCCGCCCTCTTGGTGAACCCGCTCAATTTTGAGCGGGTTGAAATCCTGCCCCTCCGCGAAGCCATATTCGCACATGCGGGGAAACCAGTCTTTATATAATGTTTTTACTTCCAAGAACTTGTGCAGGTCCCGCGCAGAAACGGCGGGGTTGTCGTTGTGGTAGGTAAGCGGTTACTTTTTACCAACGGGGAAAAGCAAACCTACACCGTCGAGGAAATTGCCGAGCTTCTGGACAAGATCGCAGCCGCGAAAGACCAGGAAACCTGATTTCAGAGAGCCGGGGAGTAATCCCCGGTTTTCTTTTCCGCTATCTCGATATGAGGTTGTCAAGGTGCAATGTTGATAAGTGTCAGTCGGAGGGCGAGCCAGCGGCTTCCTCCATGTACTCTGCTCCGCTCTCCTCGGCGATTTGGTTTACCCGTTCTTTTGCGGCCTCGTAGTCCTGGTCCATGGTGTAAGATCGAACTTCTGCTGTATCAACAGCGCCTAACCCGTGGGCAAGTACAAGCTGATTGAATCGTTCGTTCAGCTGCTCAATATAAGCCGTAGACCAATCATACTGAACGTTCCACGGGCCAATTGGGGAAAGGTTGTTCCGGTTTGCGATGGCCTCCACCGCTTCCAGCAGGTCATTGGTGCCCTTCTCCAACTGGCGGCGGAATTTTGTGATTACCGAAAAGGTGTTGCTCAGCGCCGCCCGCATTTCCGTGGCCGTGGCGTAGGAGGTCGTCGGCGGCGTCAGGATGCCCTGGGAGAGGCCAGCCAGCAGCTCCACCATGCGGTTGTTGACCTCGATGCCCTTCTCCAGGTCGGCGGAGCGGATGTCGGGCGTGTGTTCTTGGATGAGGTCGGCCTTATTCCCCACACCCTTCAGCAGCATGAACATATTTTTCTTGCCATCAGGGTATTGGATATCCCCTTTCCCATCCCTGTCCAGCAAGTTTCTACAGATAAAAGTCAGCTTTTCGCCGCTGGCATACTCCCGATTGAATCGGTTGTAAGCCTCCACAGCCTGGGACATAACGCCGTCCAGACCGTTTGTAATCTTCACGCCGCCCACTCCGTTGACATCGGCCCGGTTTACGGCCGGGCTCTTGTAGCGGCCAAACAAGGGCTTGTGGACGTTGGGGATGATCTCCTCCGCCCGGATGCCAGCCCAGGCGGGGACCTCCGTCAAGGGGATTTCTTTTCCGTTGCGGAAGGCCAGATTTCGGATAATCAGCACATCCACGGGCTTCCCGTCCACGGTCTCAGACTGCCGCACCATCTGAATCTCCAGCCGCTCATAGGTCGGTCCCCGGTTCTCCTTGAACTCCCCCACCTTCATGATGCAGGAGAGGATGTCATTGCCTATGGACTCGCAAACAACAAAGTCACTGTTTTTGATGATGTCCACGCCCAGCCTTTTCCCGTCGGTGTAGGGTAAAATGATGCAGTCCCCGGTCCCGAGGGCTACCTCAGCGGCTATATCCATTTGGCCGCCAAGGTAGTAATCTAGGAACGATTGCATAAAGCGGGCGCGGGCGCTGACACCCTCTATCGCGATATCGCTGTCCTGCAAAGAAAGCGTCGCCAGCTTCCCGGCAATGACCGCCGTCAGGGATATGTTGGTCACATTGCCCCTTTTGTCAATCGCGTCCCCGGGGCGGAGGGTGTAATCGTCCAAAGACAGCGGCTTGTCCTGGAGCTGGAGCCCGAACCGCTCCGCGATCTTTACGATGATGCTTTGGAACAGGTTCAACGGCTCACCCCCAATTTAACCAGTCGAATTCATTTCGCAAAATCGTGTGGCAAAAGTAGCGTGTTTCGTCCATGGCGTGGTCGTTCTCCTTGACCACTTCTTCTTTTAAAACGTCGTCGTTATCGGCAGCCCAGGCATAGAGGCCGAATTCCGAAATGCAGTTTGTACAGGCGGACCCGATTTTGAGCCGCCCAGCCGACAGCAGGGAGGAAACCGTGGAAATCCCCGGCAGCACGTCGTTCACGGCATTCGCCACCGCAAAAATCCCGTGCCGGTTGACTGTGGTGATGAAGCTGGAGGCGGAGGGGTCGACGACCATCAGTTCTATGGGCAGGTCCCCCGCCACCTCCACCATTAAAATCGCTGGTCGAACCCAAAGCTATGAGATCATTGTCTTGTGGCATGGGTTCTGGCTGGCCCTCGACTTGACCGCTCAGGTTTGACCTGGGCGGT